ATTTTTAGTCGCAAATGCTATACGTAGTTTCTCCATTTTCCACTGTGTAGATAGGTGTTTCAGTACCTACTTCAACAACATTAAAAGCTAAGTTGGGATTATTATAACTTTTAATCGTATTTTTTAAAATTGTATTAAGTTCGGTAAACGGAGCGGTGATACTTTCGCTCTTAAAGATTTCAACATTAGTAACAGCCTCGGTTGTTATTTCAGCAGTAGTTTCAACAGTTGATTCTTCTTTTTAAGAAAATAAATGTCAATATGAAGTAATGGAGTTTAGAGAATCAACCGAAACCAAGTCAGCGTAAAGGAGGTGAAAGATATGAAAATAACCATTGAAACAGAACCTAAAGAAATAGCCGACCTTATAGTTGCATTACAAGGTCAGCAAGATTCTAAATCATCATTCGTTCCGTGTGATAGTAGTGGCTATCCTTTTGAACACAGTCAATCCCAAGAAGATTCATTATCCAAAAATTGAATTATTAATAAAATCCCATTGTTTTTTGTTCAGCCAGCCTTGTTTATTATTTACAACTTCTATGACTAATAATCTATTGTTTGAATCAAGATAAGGCTTGATTTTTGCTTGAATATCGTCCGCACTTGAATAGTTGCTTTTTATCAAGTACGACGATTTCCAATAGGAACACCAAGCCGTCGAAGCTTCTTTGATAGCATTAATTACATCATCATAGTTTTGACCAGGGTTATTAAGGTCATATGTAATAAAGTAAACCATTATTATTTCCCCACCTTTTTCTATATATTATTTTTATTATAATTCAATTGGTGAAATATGTCAATAAAACGAAACTTAGTCGGCATAGGAGAAATTAAAAATGTACATAGGTGAATTATTTTTAAGATTTTTGATGCAGCCAGATGGGTACTTTTCTAAAAAAGTAAGTCAAACTAAATTATCTTAATTAGGAAACAAGTACAAGTGGTGCTGAGTAGGATATAAAGAGGTGATAAATATGATTAAATATGAAAGCGAAAATGCAATAGTTGAGGTTCATTTTGCAGATATTACTGATTCCGAAAGGCAAATACGGCATAAGCAATTGGAGCAGGGACTAATAAAATATTATAAAAATGTTGTTGATTGTATTGGTAAATGGCCGGATGAAGATTGTACACAAGAAAGTAATTCTCAATTATAAAACCAAGGAGGACAGAAATGAATCAATTGAAGAAGAGGTCAGGGTATGAGGAAACAAGCGTTGCGTTTGACATATTAGGTCAACCGAAACGTAGCAGTAACCCAGATTACATACCTAGCGATGCAAAGTACAACGCACTGAGGGAAGTTTGCCCGTGGTTGACAAATATGGGCAAACAAGTGAGAGTTGACCGAGCAGTTGAGAGGTTTGTTTAAAATGACAATAAGTAAAAATGAGTTAGAAAAGTATCTAGGCAAAATTGTTGAAATAACGATTATCGACGGAGATAAATATACGGGGGAGTTACACAAAACAGGAGAAGAGCAGTTCAAATGTGACCCTAATTTGTACATACCCAAAAATTACTATTTTGTAACAGACCCTAGCATGCCGATTTTTTGTTGCTGTAAATCCTGTTTGTTTAGATGCAGTCACGTCAGGAAAATAAAAAACCGCCTGCCCTGAGGCAACAGGGACAGGCAAAACAAAATTTTAAACACGTTAATGATAACATGAAAGGAATGAAATGTCAAGTGAAAGTTTTAATAGCCTGTGAGGAATCACAGA